TGGATCTGCCGCTGTTGCACCTGAAATAACTTTTTCAACTGCGTCTGAAGCACCTGAAGCAGTTCTTGACCACTTATGCTTTGTTCCGCCTTCAAGTTGCATTTTTCTGTTGTACATTTTTGTAATCTGTTTAGTAACACCGTCACTATCAGTTACGTTAATGCAGAATTCACTTGCGCCTAATCCACCGATTGATTTGTTAACAAGTGTACAAGTTTCTGTTTTTGCACCATCAGTTACAATAAATTTGTTTGATGATCTTTGTGACACAATATGTGATTCAGTAGTAATTTCTCCACCTGCCGCGAATTTAACCGCAGTTACTTGAAGTTTACCTGCTCCATCACCAATGTGTTTTTTGTTAATTGGTCTTCCCATTTGTTTTCTCCTATTTAAGTAGTCCTATCTGGGTTCTATCCAGTACGCTGTGGGTTAAACAGCATAAGTCCGCCTTGCGGCACACTATTTGACACAAGTATTTATCTAATAGACAAAACAGAAGAATATTTTGGCTTTGTTGCTATATTGATAAATTTACGTACAAAATCAAATCTTGTTGACAATAGTTCAAATATTTCAATATCAAGATTTGTTGTAGCAATACTGTAACTACTTTTACCTATATTAGAATAGTAATCAATACTCAATCCGTACTCAGGAAATACACCTGTAACAAAAAGACAAGTGTCACCCAGTTCTTTTGCTGATAATCTATAAGGTTGTTTTAATGACAAGTATGCTTCTGCAAACGATTTTTCAGGAAGAAAATTTGGTTTGTCTAATTTATCTGCAAGGAGCATTACTACATACGCTTCAACTTCTAAGGGAAGTTCGTAACCTGTAGTGGACTGTGTCTCTTGGACAAGGTCATAAAAGACCGTTGTGTACTCGTCCTTCATACAAATATTTAGTCATAAAAAAAGACTCCAAGGAGCCTTTTAGTATAAGCATAATAGGTAGGACTTGGGTACACCTACAAGCACGGACCGAAATACCATTTCTAAACCGTACAACCAATCCCCGCGGGTTAGTGCGATGTGACTCAGCGTATTTCTACTACCAAGCCTGGGTACCACCCCTGGACTGTCAAGTTCGACTCTTTTGGTAGGAGCCTCTTCCTTGCACTATAAACAAAAAGTAATTAGTTTTTTGTTGCTATATTATTAATATAACACTGTTTGTAGGAAAAAGCAAGAGGTAGGTTTACCAAAATATATATTTTGATTCAGTCATAAAAAAGGGCGACCTAAGCCGCCCCTTTTCAGTATCTCTACTAAGTCTAAGACTTACGAGAATGATACGTTTGCTACTGACACACGTGCCAAGTAGTCTGCCGCATTACCAAGAGATGATGCAGTGTTGTTTAACTCTACATAGCCATATCTTGTCATGAACGAAACTACAGGCTCGAACGATGCTGGATCTAAGACAACACCTGAAGACATTAACGGAATGTATGGGCAATAAAATGCCGCCGCATCTGCTTCTGATGTACCTTTGTAACCAACAAGTACGTCTGTTGCGTCTGTTGCATAAGCGTCTACGTATACTTTCATTGCGCCGTTTAGTGTACCAACAAGTTTAGTGTTAGTAGGTGCTTCGAAAGTACCTTCAGTTGTTCTTGCGAACGCTGAAGTTGTAGCAGACTGAAGTACAGTTAACGTATGCGGTGATACCACTGCAAAGTTTCCTGCGCCACGTCTTGTACGCTGTGCGATCTTGTTAGCCGCTCTGTTAATCATTACAGCAAGTGCCGCATGTTCGTCACCGACGAATGTTGCAGTACCTGATACGCCTGTTTGGTCGTACTGTACATCTGATTCAGCCGCGCCAGCCAAGTTACGTAAAGAAGATAGAACTTCTTGGTCGATTTCAGCAGTAATTTCTTGTGCTAATGCCGCCATGATTTCCGCTTCCACGTCAATACCTTGTTGTGCTTGAGCATCTTGTGCAGATTCAAAAGTCCAACGAGCACTTAACTTACGTGTTTTCGCTTCAACTGTTTGTTTTAAGATCTGAATTGACAATCTTTTACCTGCTTCACCTTCAAGTGCCGCTGTAGCCGATGCCTTATCAGTAGATCCACCACCTGAGTAGCCTAAGCCAATCTTGAACGGTGATAGAGCCTCTTCGCCTGCAGTCACATCATCTAATGTGTCTGAGTAACGAACTCTTAATGTGTGGATTTGACCCACTGGTCCTGTCATAGGTTGAACACCAACGATTTCGTTAGCGATCACTGTAGGCATGACCCTTCTTATTACTGGTAGGATAACTCTATTTAAAGTTGCAACATTACCCGCAGAAGTTGCTCCGGCTGTAGCCGACTCAGCCAAGTACTTCTTGGTGTTGTCAAGCGTAGCAGACATAACAGACTTCTTATTGCCTTGTAGGCCTTCAAGTAATGCGCTCTTAGTTTCCTGCCATCTACTTTCTAATAGTTCTGACATTGATTTTCTCCTTATTTTAATCCTGCAAGTCTTCTAATATCTACGACATTATCTGTTGCAGAATTACTTGCGCCATTTCTAACGTTAGATTCTTCTTTGTTGCCTGTTATTTCTCTTGCCTCGGTAAGTGTCGCCTTCTTCTTTGCCGGAGTGTTACCATCAATTACGGACGGTAAATACTTGTCAAACTGTTTTTGGATATTAGCAGTTTGTACAGACTCCAGTAAGTCTGACATAATCTCTTTCTGTTCTCTACTCAAAGGAGCAGTTAACTCAGAAATTACTTCGTTTCTTTTTGCAGTATCTTGTGCTTTCTTAAACTCAAGATCCTTAGATTCAACTAATTTAGTTGCCTTCATAACAGTTGCTTTCGCTTCTGCTAATTGCTTGTCTTTCACTTCAACAACTTTTAAAAGTTTAGCAGATTCTGATTTCTCATTCAAGTAAGAGTTAGTATACTCTTCTTGGAATGTTTCAAACAGTTTTCTACCAAAATCGTTTTTACGTGCAACGTCGATGTCTTCTTTAAGTTGTCCAATCTCTTTTGTAAGAGTTTTTACAACTGTATTTTCAACAACCTTCGCTCCATTTTTAACGAATTTTTCTTTTACTGTGTTAAGATGCTTTTTAGCCTCTCTAATTAGTCGAACTTTAGTTTCTGCAAGATCTTTCTTATCTTCATGGAATTCAGCAATTTCTTTTGCCAAAGCCTCTACTACAAATTCCTCAAGTTTGCCAAATTTAGTTGACATTACTTTTTGGTCTTCATGTAGTTCGGAAACTTCCTTGCCTAATTGTGCAACAACAAAGTTTTTAAGTAGGTCTGCGTTTTCACGCATTGCTACATGATACTTTGCTCTTGCTTCAGCAAGTTTTGTGCGGTCATCAGCAAATTCCGTAATCTCTGCACCAAGTCTATCCTCAACCATTTTTTCCACTGCTTCAGCCATTACAGCCTTATCGTGGTTATATTTTTGAGCAAATTCTTCGCGTAGTTCTGACGTTACTTCCTGACGGTTTTCAGTGATCTTATCCGCCCATGCTTCTTCTATCGATGCTTTGATGTCTTCAGAAATTACGTTATTCTCAAAAAGTGATTTCAGTGCTTCCAACATCATGTTCTCCTTATTTTAAACCTTGGATAATGTTTACCAAAGATTCTTTCAAATACTTCTGTGCCTTTGTGTCGTGATTTATTTCTCGAGCCATATTAAATGCCTTATACCCATCTTTGGTATTCATCAAATGCTCGTAAATTGGCGTTGGATATGCGCCTGGAGCAGATGGTTGAGCAACTATATCAACAGTGATAATTTCAAAGTCGCTTACGTTACTATCTTCGTTCACGTTACCTGAACCACGCGATGAAACACCAAGTTTAACTCCGCTTTCCAGCATTGTTTTAACAAGTTGTCCCATCGGCGTAGGTAATACTTTTAACTTTCCATAACCGTTTGGTCCATCCATCCACATTTCTTTAATCATGTGCGAACAACGGTCAAGGTTAATGTTAAGTCCTTCTGGATGATCAACTTCTCCGAGAACTGAATATCCTCCTTGGATCTGATCGTTTAGAGTGTTGACAGCCCTACTAATTTCACTTACAGGGTATATACGCTGGTTCGCATTGCGAACGCCACCCTGAATACAAATACCTTTCAAATGAAGGTCTTTGCCGTCTTCAGTAGATTCCAGAACGATCTGCGCCTGGTCGAATGTCAAGTTCTCACTTAATAGGTTCATCATCTTAGACTTTCCTTAACAATTATTTAGAACCAATGATTGATTTACCATCAGTTCCAGTTTCGCCTGCGCCTTTCTTTTCAGCGCCGTGGCCTTTAGCGTTTGTTGACATTGACTTAGATGCTTTACCACCTGGAACGTTAACATTGCCGCCATCTTCAGTTTTAGGAGCACTTACAGTACCGCCTTTTTCTTCTGATGAACCTTTTGCAATATTAGCAGTTGTTCCGCCCATGTTATTTGCACCAGCAACTGGAGATTTTGCTTTATTGTCTTCGCCTTTTGGCTCAGCAATTTTTTCAACATACTCTCTCATTTGCTCAGTGTTAGATTTAGTACCTTCAAATGCTGGTACTTCGTCTGCTACGCTAAGATCGGATTCAGGAGCAAATGCTTCCTCTTCCTTTTCTTCTTCGTCGTCACCCATGTCGTCCATTGGTGCTTCCTCAGAATCTTCATCGTCACCTTCTTCCTTATCGCCCATCATTTTTTCAAATTCTGCTTTAAGGTCGTCAAGTGCATCTTCTAAATCAACAACGCGATCTTCCATATCTTCATCGTCGCCGTCTGCGTCGTCGCTGTCTGCGTCGTCGCCACCTTCAATGTCAGCCATCATATCGTCTGCTGGATCGCCGCCCATTTCTGGTGCTTCAGGTGTAATTTCTGCAAAGTTTTCGTCAACTTTTTCATCGTCTGATGCTTCGTCAACTTCTTCGTCTTTTGCTTCGTCAACTTCTTCATCTTTTGATGCTTCGTCAACTTCTTCGTCTTTTGTTTCGTCAACTTCTTCATCAGTTGCTTCGTTAGTGTCTTCGTCTTTAGACTCGTCTGCTAACTCATCTTCTAATAAATTTTCATAAATTGATCTTGATTTTTCTACGACGATATCATGGAACAGTTCTTCTGCACCTTTCTTATCTTCGTTAACTAATTTTTCAAGCATTTGCT